GGTGTGGTTCTAGCAGTCCAATTGATACCATCAGGTGAGGTCATTACTTGATTTGTTCCGTTACCAGAAACGGCTACGAATAGCGACTTTTCTTCGCTCCATGTAACGGCATACCAAGTATTATCCTCGGCACTTGTTCTAAGAGTCCAATCAATACCGTTTGGCGAAGTCATAACTCTATCGCCAGTACCACTTCTAGCTACCGCAACAAATAGACCTAATGAATCGCTATAACATACGTCATACCAATCATTGTCAGCAGCGCTTGTGCGAATAGTCCAATCAACCCCATTATCTGAGGTCATCACTCGATTGCCAACACCGCTATAGGCTACGGCTACAAAGCGACCTTTACCGAAAGCTACAGCTTTCCAAGCGTTATCTGCTGGGGTAGTTTGTGCTGTCCAAGTAACACCCAAAGCCATTATTGTGGAACTCCTGTAGGCCCAACAGCACTAGGATGTTGTGGTGTGGTGTAATTGTGGGTATGAGTCAATAAGCTAATCGCACCGGCTTTAACATCACCGTCAGCAGTAATATCACCTGTGGCTGCTATATCACCTTCAACTATCACAGTGCCGATGATTCTGACACCATTAGAGCTATCCACAGTAATGCCTTGTTTGGATTTAATATACAAGGTGCCATCAGCCTTGAAGTGGGCCTCAGCAACTATAGCGCCTGAGCTATCACGCGAATAAATACGCTTCTCACCTGGTTGTACTGGGCTAGATTCGCCTTGATTGGTTGGGTCGACATAACCTACTGCTGCAATATTATCTTCACCTTCAACTGGCACCGATACCACAAAGTCATTAGGTAAAGGTAATGAGTCCTCATTGCATGGTTGTGAATGTGCGATGTCGACATTGTTATCAGCACCTAAATTCACAGAGACATTACGAACACTTCTGTCATTAAAAAATGATTCGATGAGTCTGCCTATTCTTCCCATGGGAATTTCTCCGGTATATCTGGATACGCTAATTCAAGTACAGTTGTGTCGCCTTCCTCAGCAGAACGCCTCAGTGTTACACTTCTAATGACAAGTTTAGTTGATTCATAAACCATTACACGTGGTGCCTCGAATTCCACAATTGTACCGGCTTTCCACAGTTGACCATCATGTGTGCGCCAGCCTCTTAGTTTTACACTGAAGCTGACAGCGTTCAAATACATGCGTCTGGCTTTATCCTCTACCTTGGATGGTAAATCTGCTTTCTTGACGTTACCGGTAGTCTCATAGGTAAATGGTCTAAATACATCAACCCTCTTGTTTTCCACCGTGTAGGGAATTCCAGTACCGCCTATAACCGATGGTTTAACACCTGTGATGTGACTATAAACATCCTGTGGACGAAAGGATGAACTGATTGATAGCACCGATTGGTCATCTTGATTGATTGAATACTCAGCGGTGTCCAGCTTAAGCTTCTTAAATACCAAATCACCCAAGGGGCCAGATGTAACAATCAAATCTCTATCGTTGGCCAAACTAGCCAAGTAGGTCAGAATTTTCTTAGATGGTTCAGTCAGCGTAGATTTGAAAGCAGGGCCAAAGTCATCCTCAAAAGTAACCGTTATACCGAAAGGTTGACATAGTTTTTCAGCAATTTCTTTTAGCGTCATATCTCTGAACTGAAGCGGATATGAACTCACAGGTGGAGTGCAATCGTTCAATACACCAGGTAGCGAGTAACCAGAAACATTTACAATGTTTGAGTCGTTCGTTAACTCAGGCTCTATGCTGACAGTTGTACCGGTCAATACAATTTCATCGCCAATTGACACGAAAGATTCTTTAAATGAAAACGGTTGAAATATTTTTTTAAAGTTATCCTTTGTGGGTTCAAATGGTGCAGTAAACATGAATGTTTGCAACTGATCAATTGTAGACCGAAGGCTAAAAGTGGACCAGCTACTAAAAAACACATCATCTATTTTAATACCAACAGCGTTCTTATCTTTTGATAATTCGGATGGTGTAATGGTGCGTATATTCGGTACCTGAATTGTGGCACCTTCAGGTATAACACCTGTGCCAAAAACATCACTAAGACCGCTAATCGAAGGGTTAGCATTACGAATAATGTATGCTTTTTGGTCATCACCGTATTTAATACGCGCAATACGTTCAAAAGTATCACCTTCTTTAGCGATGTAAGTACTCATATGTAATACACCACTCTACGACCAGCAGGAATTTCAAACAATTCATCACCTGTGAAGTCATTAGATGAGATAAAGAAGTCTATTGATTCGTCGACATTACCGTATAATTCAGCGCATAAGTCCACTATCGTTCGCGCTCTTGATGTCACCAGTACTCGCTCTTGTTTAAGCGTGAATGATATCTGTACCAAGAATCCAGCAATCAAAGCCACTGTTTCTTGTAACGACTGGTACATCTCACCTGTGTCAATTGTGGATAGTGTGGTCTGGTTGTTATCTTTCCACAGGGTCACTTCATCCATCTTCAACAGGATGTTTTCGGCTGCTTCTAGCGCCTCTACCCTGGTGTTGAACTCACTCTGAAGTACAGATGAAACATTGCCAAGCATTGCACCTGTAAGTGTCACAGATGTTATCGCTAAATCGTTTTTAGCTTTACTGTCTAAGGTTGGTGTAAGGTCAGAACTAATGAGGTCATCGATTAAGTTGCCATATGCATCAAACTTAGCTTGAAACGACGATATGACTCTTGATGGTGATTGAAGCAATGCAACAATTTGATAACCCATTGCAATAGGATCACCAACCAATACATCAACGCTGTTTTCGATACTATCCACAATTGCATCGAATTCTTTTTGTACGTTGTCTGTGAATCCGCTAACAACAGACATCTTATCTTTTATCTTAGATGTTATGCTGTTTAGCTTTTGAGCAAACCCAACTTCCTCAGCAGGTATTTCCACACTGGTGTCATCGCCTGTCTGTTCCGCTGCTTTGTCGGTAGTCTCAGCAACTTTAGACTCAACCTGTGATTGTGCGCTTACTTCGCTTGCAGGTAATGTAACCTCAATGGTTTCAAGAAATGTAACCTCGATGATTGCCTGGTTAGCTCTTGTAACCAAGTCATCCCTGCGTATAATCCGACCTATGGGTACAACATTAAATGTTCCATATATCGGATGGTCTAAAACACCAACACCGGCTTCACTTAAACCTTTCTCGAATAATTCAACCTGTACATCATAGTCGTCACCCCAAAAAAACAACCTCATTGGGAAGCGATAACCGCTACGACCTAAGTCCTGAACAAACGTACCGTCAGCACCAGGAAAGGTAAATTCTGCTGTGTTCTTATCAAAAGCCCGTCTAACGTTCTCATACTGAAAAGTGCGCCTTACACCACTTGGTGAAGTGTAAGCTGCCTCTTGATATATCTCATTCCATGGCATTTTTAGAATGCTCCACTTGGTAAAATCTTGAATGATGGGTCATATGGGTTGCCGCCTTTCATCGAAGTTTCAAAACCAGTCTCATTGCGGAATGTAACTTCAGTGCGATTAACTTTTTCTTCTCTAGTCGATGTCAGCACTTCAGGACGTAACGGGCCACCACCGATATCAGCCTCACCACCACCATAATCCACTTGTGGAAATTGAAGGTCTGGTACAAATACACTTTTAAATGTTTCAGCCATTCCCTCAAAAGCACCACCAAATAGATCGCCAATGCTAAAAGTCTTGATAGCGTCGACAAAATTATTGAATTTCTCTAAAGCTGAATCCCATATACCGGTGAAGAATTCTTTAACTTTAGTCCAGTTGGCCACCAGTGCTATACCTCCTGCGATTAAAGCAGTTATAAGAGCCGTGGCTGCTAACGGGCCAGCAGCTAGAATTGCCAATAACACTTTACCTATGGTTATTATTACACCCATAACCACACCTATCACCTTGAATGCACCGGCTAACAACGTCACACCTAATGTTAAAGCGCTAACTAACAGGGTTAATGCTTTTATAGCTATACTGACACCTATCAATATGACTATTGCACCTACAAACTGTTTTATCTTCTCTAAAATTTTGTCGAAGTTATTTATCGTCAACCAAAGCGCGTCATTAACTTTTGTAGCAAAGTCTCTACCGAATTTACGAGTTAAGTCAGTCATACCAT